TCATTAGTTCTGCGTCAGCCGGAAGTTGGCCGATCCCTTGATCAGTTCGCCCACCTGCGCCGTAACGTCAGCGGAGGTGCAAAGGGCTGCGGTCGGAATGTTCGCCGTGAACGCGGCATTCGATCCGCTGGCGTCGACACTCCAAGTAATAGCGCCAGTCGCAGTCATCTGCGGAAGAGTCAGGCCAACGAAGTCGACCTTGAGTTCGTCGCCTTCACGGATCGGAGCGACTCGATACGCACGGTACGTGCCGGTCAGGTTTTCAAGCGAGGTGACGTCGATCTCGGTCACCTTCTTAGTTACTGCGATCGACTGCGCCGTGAACGTGGTTCCGGAGAACGTAAACTTAATGCCCTGTGACGATTCGTAAGCCATGTTTTACGTCCCTCCCTGGACGATTTCGATGAAACGGACTTCGTAAACTTGATCGATCCGGTAATACGGTTTCGCTTGACCCTCTGGAGGCTGTTCCATGTTGTCAGACTCAGAGACAAGCGACGTACTTATGATTGTCACGCCGTTGGATTGGCCCGTAAAGTTGTCTACGACCAGACGAATGGCGTCTGAGATATCCTTCGCTTCTATGTACGTCTCCGAGACAATCGAGACAGAAAACGTGGCAACTGGCCTGCCAAATCCGCCGACAAGACTCTTCTCTCGCCTCGTCCCTGATCGCTTGTAGACAACGAGCGGAAACGACGAGTTTTGCGGTGCCAGGACTGGATAAACACCAGCCGTGGTGGCCGAAGCCAGCGACTGCCTAAGCCATTTTTCAGGAAATGCCACTGGACAGCCTCTCTTCCAAGAGAGTTACCGCATCGTCTTTGTAGGCGTCGAATGCGTCACCCAGGACTGACTCTAAGTCAGCAGCATGAACCCACTTCCTGCGTGCGATCACTGACTTTCCCTTAGTCTTCACAGCAAGAATGCTGTCGAGTTTCGGGTTTCCTGAAGTCTCGACGCCCTTTTCGTATCCAACGACCGACTCGCGTTCTTCTGCCTCGTAGATCACTGAGTCTTTCAGCCTGCCGCTGTACCCAGGCGGAGTGGCGGAACGTAGCCTTGCCGAAAAAGCCTGTGCTGCTTCTTCAAATACTGGCCTTCCGCCAACGATCGTTGGCAACTTTTGAATCGCCTCTACTGTCTCATTTAGCCCAGAGATCGTGATCGAGATCAAGAGACTTGCTCCTTGCAGACAACTCTTTGCGACTCACGGTTGTTCTGCTCAGTAATCGAAACAATATCGAGCGTCCTCGGTGGAGTCCTGCTATTCCAGATCAGCCGCATCGACGCTTTGAGTTCCTTCACGTAGCGAAACTCGACTTCGTGAGTCGCTACCGTGTACTGCTCCTGCGGCATCATGGCTTCTGTGATCGTCATATTGCGGATCGATGCCCGCCTGTTTGCGATCGGCGACCAAGTGACGGTCGACTCTCCATACGAGTTCGTCGACTCTGTCGGAGACAGGATCGTGACAGACTCTCGTAAGTCTCCAGCGCGAAGTGCCATTACCTGTACTGGCCCCAGTTAATGGTGTTGAGAAGCGTGTCGACTGCGAGAGGGACTGGATTCATGCCGCCCTGGACTACCGCTTCGCGATTGGCATACCAGTGCGCCGCTAGCAAGAGGCAGCAGTGCCGTGCAGAGGCTGGACACTTGCCAGGATCATCGCCGTATCCTGCCCAGTAGGTGATCGTGACGTCGTTCTCGGCGCCTCTGCATGACGGCCACCAGCCGTTCCACTGCGGACGAATGACCGCAGGAGTTGCGTCGCGATCTTCTCGAAAGTTCGTGTACTGAACCGGCGAGTAGATGCCGTCAGATGGCACGTACGTGACGGAGATAGTTCCAGCGGCGATCGGTGGCCGTGGCAACTCGATGTCCCAAGCAGGGAAGCAGTCGAGTTTCAGTTGCCACTGGCACCGAACGAGGGTTCTGTCCGAGACGGTCTCTACGTGATGCCTCGCTGCTGAAATCAGCGAGTGCAGATAGAGATCATCGTCAGTGAAGTCTGGGTCAATGCGAAGGTGAGACTTGAGTTCTCCGATTGAGACTGGCTCAAGCACAGGGTCCGTGATCCGCCGGATCGACCTGTACCTGAGATTCCCTCTCTGAACGAACTCAAAGTACCTTCGCATCGATCACTTCCTGTGAATCGGCTTGCGGACAGCCTTCTCTGACAAGTCCTGCTGGGCATCTACCGTCTGCTCAACAGGCATAGACCTGACGTCAACGATGCTCTCGGCGATTCCGTTGAAAATCCAGTTCCTGGCAGTAGGCTCAAATATCTCGGCGATCTCACCAGCCTTGTGGAAACTCCAGTCTTTCAAGAGTCGAACCTTCATGCGGCACCTCCAGAAGACACTGAAGAGTGTTCTGGAGAGCCCCATGCTTCCGGTGGCCTCCTGCCGCCCTTCTCCCAGTAGTGAGTCGGGTACTGGTGGATCGCTTTGAGACGCTGATCAGGCCACGTGATCACAAGTTCTGCGTGACCAATGGCAACCTGTGGACTGATGGTTAGAGAGTTCCCAGCCTCTCGCCACTTTTTCCAAAAGTAGATGTCAGGATCAATCCTGCCATCACCCCAGTCTCCGTCCGGTCCTGGGACGCCAAGGAACCACGGCTTCTTCATTCGCCGAATAGCCGAGCATCGCAGAACCGTCAGGCCAAAGTGGGCCGAGTCTGCTGGCTGAGTCTGCTGCTCCCACCATTCGGCAGGAAGAGTTACCTCTTGAGTCATGCCGTACATACCTTCCGGCGTGAACATCAACTTCTGATCGTCTCGCTTCGTCTGAAGCGGAGCGACTGCGTCCGCGCCAGACATCATCGCTGCGGTGATCAGACGAGGAATGCAGTCTGCCTCATATACGCTGTCGTAATCCATCGTGAGAACGAAATGGTTCCCCGATTCTTCAGATGACAACTCAGTCAGAATCCGAGTCATCACCTGATCGTAGAAGGCACCCGTACCCTTAGTGATAGGGATGCCGTACTGCATAAACGCCTGAACAGAACAGAAGTAGTTGTCCATGAATCCCAAGCGAGGGACACTCATGCACGCGGCTACTTTGATATCGTGCTCGACGTTACCTACAACGATGCGCATACCTCAAGCCTCTTCTTTAGAAAGCGACGGCTTGGGCATCCTTGCCCGACTGGAACCCTCCGTGGTCGAAGCCGTCCTTGGCCCCGCCTCGAATGTGAATCTCAGCCGCTGACGAAGTTGTCGACACCAGCACTAGTCGCCGACACAGGCATATCCTGCATCTTCGACAGACGAGCAACGGTGGCGATGTTCGCGGCGACGTTAGGAGTAGCACGCACCGTCAGGTACCGCTTCTTGCCCCGAAGGTCGACGTTGAATCGGCACACAGCACCGTTGAGGCCAACGCCGGTCGTGCGACCAGCACCAGCAGTCACCGTGAAGACACCGCCCAGGTCGGTCTGACCAGAGCCGCTGGTGTCGCTCTGCTGAACCTTCAGTACGGCCGCGTAGGTGGAAGTCGACGATGTGAAGTTCGAGAAAACGACGTCGATCGAAGCGTACTCAGAGCCGTACGTGTCGATCTCATGGCTGTGCGTGCCAGACGTAGCCACGGCAGCACTGATCACTGCGGAAGTCTTGTTGCCTTCGAGGTGGTTCACTTTCGAGAGTCTCCAGTCAGGGGTTTAGGGTTGGTTCTGTTGTCCGTACAAAGATCACGACGCAGCAGTCTTGAGAGCCACGATCGGACCAGCCTTCGTGAGGTCTCCGCAATCATGAGTGCAAGCATCGAAGCGAGTCGTTGAAACCATTAAGGTCTGATCGAGTTCAGCGTAGCGGTCGGTAGAAGTCTTGACGGTCAGTCCGCGACGAGTGGCGTAGAACGAAGACATCGCAAGATCACCGTACAGACACTTGATAACGCCACGGTCGTCGTCGACCTTGTTCGACATGGTGTGAACGAACACGACTGGCGCGCCGAGCAGGCGAAGTTCAGTCGGCTGTGCAAGAGTCGAAGCCGTGTTGCCGCCAGAGAGGCCGACGTTGTTGACGAGGCCAAGACGCTGAACACTTGCAGCGAAGACTTGCGGATTCATGAACCACTTAGCGTTCGCCCGCGCGTACAACGGTAATCGACCAGCGGTCGCGACCAAGTCGTCGATGTCAAGAGTTAGGGCCGAAGTGTTTCCTGCCAGGGCAGTCACGACGCCAGCGGTGTGCGTGCCGTCGTTGATCTTCGTGACGGCACCGATGATTCCGCCGTGGTCGCCCGAGCCTGTCCCGACGAAGCCAACCGTGTCTACGAGTTCCGCGATGCTGCGGCTCGTTTCGCCAACAATATAATCTGCAAGATTCAGCACACTGGCCGAGTCTTCCAGGATTTCGCTCGACATCCGGTTCGCAACTGCGATCTTCTTCGCGACGAGTTGCACGCGGTCCCAACTAGCGTCACTTTCCGTCGTCGCGGTATTTTCCCCGACAAAATACGCTTTGAGACCTCCAACACGCCGAGGCACGATAAGGGTATCCGAAGACATCTGCACGTTTCGGGCGTTAGCAGGGAACGCGCCGTACTGCTCGACGAGAACGATGATCTCGTTGAGCACCTCGTCATTCACGAAAATGGCACCCTGCGAGTTGACCGACTCGCTGAGAGCACGGCTGTCGATTACGCCATGATCTGAGCACCAACGAGCCGCGTCGCGGTCCTTCATCAGCGTGGCCTTGAAGAACTGACCGGCACGGTACGCACGCTCTTCAGCGTTCTGGCCCTTGAAGTTCTTGAGTCGGCCTGCACCTGGGAGATTGTGATAGATGGACACCGATCGGCCCTCCTTGGAGTTGTTACGGGCCGACGCGTTCGCGACGGCGGGACTGGACTTGTCGAGGACAGCGCGGAGTTCCAACTCCTTAGCGGCGACGCCCTCGTAGAACGTGATCTTTTCGCGGAGTTTTTCAGCCCGCTCACAGAGGCACCGCATCTTCTTCTGATTCTCTTCGTCAGCCTCCTCTTCAGGAGTCTCGACGTCATCGCCTTCAGCCATCGGATCGTCGGCTGGGTTTGGCTCCTTGCCTGAGTTGCCTTCGACAGTGTTCTCGCCCTCAGCGGCCTCTTCCTCATCCTGAAGTGCGCTCAACTCGGCAAGAGTGGCGGCGAGTTGATCGAGGAGAGACTTGATCTTGTCGGAGGCTTCCATGTTCGCTTCCCTACGTGGTGTGTTGATAACTGCCGCCGTTGCGACAGAACTCAACCTACGTAGAAAAAGCGAAAGACCAGAAGAGTCTTAGAAGAAGAAAAGTTGTGTCACACAACTTTTGCTTTTCGCCAAGATCGCTCTGCCGCAACGACAGAGCGTGCCTGAGAGCCGCAAGAAGTGCATCTCAGGTAGCGAACTTGATGAGAGCCGCATGACTTGCTCGTACGAGTAGTCATGCGACCGCGATTGCACATTCGGCAACGATCACCAGATTGAGTCAAGAGGCACGGCTCCGACGAGTCCACTCCATGAGGTCAGCGTATCGCTTGCGAATGTCGCCACCCTTGCGACGCTTGATCTCTTCGCCCATCTTCTTGAAGGCATCGGATGTCTTGCCTTCGCTGAACGGATACTTCTCTGTCTTACTTCCGTCTGGGTGGAGACCCTGCACGTAGCCTTCGTCAGTTCCGACTTGCTTCGGAGTCCAAGGAAAATGATCTCCCTTGCTCCAAGTCTGAACTCCGCCGCCTTCGTCGGCCATGCCTTCGTCCTTGCCGCCCTTGGTCATCTGCTCTTCGCGGGCTTTGTCGATGAAGTCTTGGGCCTGAGACGTCTTTTCGGGGCTCTTGTGATCTTTCTTGGTGTCCCACTCCATGTACTTGCTGCCCCCAGCAGGAGACTTTCCAGAGCCACATGAGTTATCGATACCTCCGCCGCTTCCGCTTGGACAGAAAGCCCTTCGCTCTGCCAGGAACTGAGACAACTCGTCGAGCGAACGCTTTGAAGACTTCTTCGACAAGTCTTTCGTCCAGACTTCGTGATCTTCAGACTGCGAGAATCCCTTCGTCTGCTTGAACCCAGCAGCCTTCAAGCCAGCGTCCGTGTCTTTAGTCCACGACTGGACAGAGACTGTTCCCACTCCAGCAGACTTCGCGGCGAGTTCAGCGTCCTTGGCAACGCTCTTGCCTCCACCGTTCGCATCGAAGTGAAGGTTGCTCTTTCCTTTTACTCCAAACACTGGAGCCTTTTGGCTGATGAACATCGACCCCTGCGAGCCGTGCATCGCAATGACGCCGTCTTT